CTCACCATAAGCTCCATTATCATAACGGGCCATATAATGTGCAAGCATACGTAGTTCTAACCCACTAGCATCACAACCAACAATCACTTTTCCTTTAGGAACTGTAAATAGCTGTCTACACTCTGTACCCATAAAAGCTCTATTACTTGGTACTTGTGCAACATTAGGTCTCATATGTGTACATCTGCCTGTAACAGCACCTAATGTATCAATATCCCCGTGGATACGAGAATCAGTTCTAACAAGCTTTAACCAACCATTAGCACCTTCAGCAACCATACCTAATACCTTGCGTATTAAAAAGTATTTAACTAATAACTGAGCTTCTGGATAATTTACTTCTTTTAAGATACTCTCATCAATAATAGGTGAACCTTTCTCAGTTTGACGAGGGCTTTCCCAATTGTATAACTCCTTTAACCAGCGAGCAATATGTTGTCTACTACCAGGATTAAAGTACAGTTCGTCCCATCTTCCCCACTCACCATTGTGTTCAGTAGCACCCCTAAGTACTTGATTTTTATACACTTTACTCTCACTACCATCTTTATTGAACTGTGTAACTTTGCGCATAGGGACCCAATCACTTAAGGGCTTAAAAGTATCTTCTAGCTCTTTTTCAATTATTTCCTTATCTAGCATTAGTTGTATATGTAACTTTTCTGCTTCTTTAACATTAAAGTACCAACCATACTGGACCTGTCTAGTAATGATGCGTGCAAAATCGTGTTCAATCTTTAAAGCTTCTGCTGGTACCTTCTTACTAAGCAGCTTCTCATATAACTTAACAGTAACCTTTACATCTTGTTCACAGTAGTCTAGCATTTCAGTCGAGTACTTATCCCAAGCACCTGACTGTTCACCATACTCACCCTTATGCTCACCTAAACGATAACCCCACGCCTTTAGTGCGTGAGAACCTTTCATACGTGGAGGCACTCTGCCACTACGGCTGTCTATATCTTGTAAATTGTAATAAGCAATCTTACTATGAATGATAGTATCAAAAACCTCACACTCATTATGTAAATCAATACCATATAACTTCTTAATTACTGGTACATCAAACCCAATACCGTTGTGCGCTGCAATTACATCTGCTGCACGTAGGTCCTTAATCAACTCATCTATCTGAGTATTATCATATCTCTTATACTCTTTACTCTCAGTATTGTATGTAACACCACAATGAATTTGAGTAACTGTTGGGATTAACCCATCGGTTTCTAAGTCAAATATTAGCATTAAAATTCCTCCTCTATAAATGCAGCTGCTTCAATAGCCTGCATACGCCCTGTCTCTTTATTGTATTGCAAAGTATCAGCTAAGCCTACATCACCAACAAAGCGATTCTTTAGGACCCTTAGCTTAACTTGATCACCAAACTCAGCATCCTGCATATCTCTCTCAACTCCAATCACACCGTCTGAAAGCTGCGCAATCGCTCCAGATCCTCTTAATTGTGATAAGGTTACTTGTGCACCATCTTCGTGACCTTTGTCTCCCTGTGGACGACGTAGGTGACTCACGATCATAATACCAGCCTGTGTTTCCTCTGCAAGTGAACGTAAGTTTGTCATTAGAGCATCAATAGCTCTTCTTTCATCCCCATCAACACTTCCACTAACTACAATTGAGATATGGTCCAATATAATGAAGTCCACCCCGTGTTGTGTAATTAATAAACGCAGCTTACGTAACAAATTATCCTCATCTAATGAACCAAAGTGATCATAGAAGTACAAATTGCCTTTACCTAAGGTTGCATCAAAGCTTTCTTTCTTATCTTCAGCTGAAATCTTATCATAATCAAAGAATAAAGGCTTATCTAAGTACATACCCATAAAACTAAGGGCACTGCGCTTAACATTCTCTTCCAAAGCTACATAACCAATCTTTAATCCTTCTTTCATTAATAAATGGTATGTAATTTCTTTAACAATTGTACTTTTACCTACACCAGAACCAGCTGTAAATGTAATAAGCTCACCTTTACGTATGCCTTTAAATTTTTCCTCTAGTTCTGGGAATGGATATGTGAATGTTTCAAATACTTCTTCCTTACTCACTGCTTCCCAAAGGTCCTTACTATTAATTACTCCATCAATACGCATCTCTTCAGCATTGTATGTAGCACTAACTACTGCAGCTTTACCTTTAGCTACAAGTAACTCATTAGCGTCCTTATAACCAGTTTTACTCATAACCTTTAATTGACCAGGTTTAAACAACTCTGCACATTCCTCCGCAGCTTTATGTCCTGCAGCATCATCGTCAAACCACAAGATAACCTCTTTAAATGAAAGTATCCACTCTAAGTTAGCAGTTATATTCTTCTTAGCACTCTGTGCACCATTAATAATACTAACTACTGGCCATTTGCCCTCATATGCCTCTGCTACTGATAAAGCATCTATCTCACCTTCAGTAATTACGAGCTTTCTACCACCTGAAGAAAAAAGCTGCTGTCCAAACAATTGAACATTCTTATTTCCCTTAAAGCTAAAGGTTTTATCAGCTCTTCTAATTTTCTGCCCAGTAAGTTTCTTACTCTCGTCAAAATAATTAGCAACCTGAATTGGATTTCCTTCAAAGTCTTCTGTAGTATGATAACCATACTTACGACATATATCTTTACTAATGCGTCTTTTGGTTAGGGCGACGTACTCCCCGTGATAAAGTGTATCTTTGCTCATTTTAGTTTCCTGTTTAAAAGATGTTGAAGGCTTTGCATCGCTCTTCCAGCTAGCGCATACAAAGCAGTAAGAGGAACCATTCGAATACACGGCTCTACCATCACTACTTCCACACTCTGTGCACGCTTCGTGATGAGTAAATTCACCGCTCTCTAGTTCATTGTCCATAATAATTCCTCATAAATAAAAGCGGGACCCGAAGGTCCCTAATGGTAGTTCCTATTACCGTGACTACCCGCACGTGTTCACCTCTTAAAAGTCGCTATCAGATGCTACAGTCTCTACAACCGCTTCGCCGAAACCGTCACCAGTCTCATCTCCGAATCCCTCATCGCCACCACCATAAGATGATAGTTCAATGATTTGTACCTTCTTTAATTTGTAAGAAATGCCTACATAGTTACCATTAGCCATATGGTATGGTGAAGCCCACAATTGCAGCTTTAACTTACTACCATTACCAATAAGTTGGTTCCAATTCTCTTCTTCAATACCTTTAGCATTAAAGATTGGTACACTAACAGCTTCATCATTGTAATCTAAAGCATTAGCCTTAGTCTTAATAACAATATTGCCTGTCTCATTACCTTCTTTGTCTGTGTCAGCCCAAAATACTTCTCTAGTAACTACTTGCTTAGCTTTAGCAGGTGCCAAATTCTCTTTAGCCTCTGCGATTGCTCTATCACGTAGTTGTTCCATAGCTTTAACAAATGTTGCAGTACTCTCATCTTCAGGATTTAAAACTAAATCAGCTGAATACTTACCCTTTGCATCAAACTTATAATCAGGCTCAATTACTTTAACCCATAAAGCTTCACCTAATGGTGTTACTACGCTCTTACCTTTTACATTTTGAATTACACCTTGACGTGCCATATTTCTACCTCTCTCTATTTAATGTTTAAACAAACTACTCATAACACCGTTATAAGCTTCCATCGCTGTTTCGAAGACTTCAATCTCTTCAAATTCATCAGCTAACGATATTCCTAATACATCGTACTCCTTGTTAAGTACCTGTAGTTCAATATCTACCTGTCGGATAATGCCTAGTAAAAATACCTTCTTAGCTTCTAAGATTGATTCGTACTGTAAACCACTATCTTCCAAATTCATTACTTGTTGCGTCATCTCAATTAATACATCTTCTAATTCGTTCACCTTGCTCTCCTCTACAATAGGGATACCTTTATAAGTGCTTGATATTTAAGAAAAAATATAAGTGCTTTTTAAGACATCCTTTATGTTTAGTGTATTTAATAATATGTCTTTAGCTTCCTTTTCTTCACCAGGTACTACTTGTGCAGCCCAATGTTCTAATGGATTACCCTCGAAAAGTTCTACAAAAGACTCTCTAACAGCTCTATTCAATAATGCTACTTGATTAGCTGGTACCCCGAAGCTATCGTGTATCAGCATAAAGTCCGTAACTCCCCATTCGTGCATCTTTTCCACCGACAGATACATTAGTGTACTATCGAGAGAATGGATTAAATTTGGAGCTATGCCATTATACTGCCTTTGCTTGTTTATTTTTGTTTGTGGATTTCTGATCGTTAATAACCCAAAAACACTCTTAACCTTACGCTCTTTATTCTTTACATTCCATTGAACTACTGGAAAGCCAAAGAAAGGTGTCTCCCAAGCGAGAGGTTTCTCATTATTATCTTCATAATACTTATGTACAACACTTTTAATGTAGGTTTGTCCTACTGTAGCACCCTTAACAAGCGTGTCAATGGCTCCTGCATTCAAATTAACTAATAATTTGGCTACTACCCACTTCTCACCCTTCCAAAACACCTGCTCATTGTCTTCCATCTCATTAAGAATGTCTCTAACTTGATCATACATCCCTCTTTGTGTAACTGAGTATGGAATTGTCATCACATTACGCTTAGTTAACTTACGTGTTACATTACCTTGCAAGTCATTAGCCTCTGTGATGGTATTAGCAACACTTTTCTCTCCATCCTTCTTA